TCACCAGCAGTACCACCAGCAGCTTGCATAGTTGCAGCTATATAGTAATACCCACCAGGATCTACTGAATCACCAGCAAGCGTGTGCATTTTCTGCCCAGCTGTGTTGATGTTTGCAGCTTCGAAACGAACATCTGCCATTGCACCAGCGTCAGCTACTGCACTTGCAAATAAATCTTCGTCCACTACTGCTCCAGCAGCTGTGTAAATCCCAACATTGAAAGTACAAGATCCGCCAAGCGTATCTGAACCTACAAATATTTGAGACACAACAGCATTACTTGGTATTGGTGCTAGCATAACAATATCATTGTCATCACTATCACCAGCAGCAAGAGCTATAGTTCCTTGTGCTACACGAACCACGCCATGTAGAAGTGCAGCACTATTTTTAACTGTTGGTACAGCTTCAAAATTAGCTACTAAAGTTGAGTTCTTAGTACCCATAATTTACCTTCCTTTCTATGCTTCGTGGCATGGAATTTGAAATACTTTTTCTTCTTCCATCCGAGTTGCACCAATTGACATACAATAATAAACTTGCGTACTGTAATTCTTATCAGAACGTTCATCTATTTTTGACTGTACGTCTTTACCAATTGCTAATTTAATAGCATCTTGAGTAAAGGCATAAGCTAGTCTGTCATCGGTATTGGTTCCATCAAGTTTTAGTCTGTTAGACGTAATGAATTTAAATCCTAAGAATGAATCCACTTGTCCTTGAGCTAAAGCTTTTACCGTATTGAAATCAGAATTTTTGATTTCAGTGGTGTTTAACAAATCAGAGATTTGTTGTGGGCCACATACGATATACCTTGATATTGACGGGTCTACGTCTTTCTCATCAAATCTTTTCTTAGCCGCTAGTAACTTGGCTATTGTAAGACCGTCAGATTGATTGCTTGTTGCAAACTTGCTTGCAGATGGCAACGCAGTAGATGTACTACCAGTTGTTCCAGTGAAAGCAGCTCCACCAAGAGCCGAGATAACCACGTCATCAATCGATCTATTCATCGCAGCTGCCGCAGCTTTTGCGTAGCTAGATGTTGGATCGATTAGCATGCGTACTTTATCAATATCATCGATAAGGTCAGCAAAGACATAATCTTCAAGGCTTACTCTTCTTCGTGCGTGAGGCGTATCAATCTGTGGAGTATCAGCATGACGAGTGGTTTTAAGCTGTGCAGCTACAGAACCGATTTGCTCGAAAAATGCATTTTTTCCAGTGATTGTTTCAACATCAACAGCACTACGAAGTTGTGATCCCATTTGCTGGGATAACATTTGCACGTTAGCCGAGTATTGCTCGACAAACGCAGTCGTAATTTGAGAACTCATAGTTTCTCTCCTTCTGTGTTATGTTAAGTTATTTAAAATTTCAGAAAGTTATCCTCACGGGTTTTCTTACAATTTACGTTTGCTACTCGGCTAATCTATTCTTAGCAGTCAAGTGAAGTCCTAACTTGTCGGATTATTCCACTGAATCGGGATGTGCCATTTGACGTAACTGAAATACTTGATCCACGGTAACTTGATGTTGCGGATGCATTTTATCCCAGTAGGGTGAGTTTGGTGCTGTGATTTTTGCAATCTCAGCATTAGCTTCATTGGGTGTCATGGCCCCTGAAGAGGTTTGATCGGCAGTAACGGTATCTTCACTAAAGTTACTGGATAAACTTACCAGGCTTTTAATGAATTGTGCGTTATCACCTAACAGTGATCCATCTTCAAGTTTAATACTTGCAAAATCAGAACCAAAGAATTTAGAAAATACTCCGTCAGCTGCTGCTAATTTCTTATCATAAGCTAAACCGTATTCTTTTCTCAAGTCTGTTTCTGCGGTTACACGAGCTGTTTCAGCACTAACTGATTCAGACTCAAAACTTTCTTTTTCTAATCCTGAATACCAGTCAATTAGTTTTTGTGCTTGGGCATTATTAAGACCAGCTGCATGAGCTACTTCTTGATAACCTGGAAGATTAGTTGCTTCCATCCCTTCAACTGGTACCTCATACTTAATGTCGTATTGGTCCGCAGCTTCAGGTCTACCAAGTTTACTATAAACCTCGTTCCAATCATTTTCAGTTGAGTGTTGATTGGGTAAGCCAATTTTATCAGCTCCGACCATGCGTTGCGCATGAACATAACCTTTAGCTAACTGGTCTATATCTTTAATATTAGCTAATGATGCTTCACCTCTTATATCTTCAGGTAAGCTATCAATAAAATTAGTTGGTTGTGTTGATGTTGGTGTCTCAGATTGCGTGGGAGTTTGTTGTTCCTCGGCAACAGTTGTCTGTTCTTCTGACATCTATTTCTCCTTATGGTTTATCATTTGATTTATAAATAAATACACAGATCTTGTACCTTCATTGACATGAGATGCAGTTGCATCACCAGGTACATAAGTTGTGTTGTTAGCAAAGCATCTACGACCTAAATCATTTAAAACTTTTTGACCTTCATCAGATCCAAATGTTATTTGATATGCTTCAGTCATTTCTTTCATTAATGCTTGTTGTTCTTTAATTTGCTGATTTTGTTGTTCATCAGTCATATTATTCTCCTTCGGTTAGTGTTTTGACCATTGGAGCTGCTTGTTGGGCCATTTGTGCTGCTTGCATCTGTTCTTGTTGCTCGGCAGCGGCTTGTTCAGCTTCAGCTCTTTGGGTTCTTATTTCTACGATCTCTTGATCTGATCGTAAAACTTTACGAGGGACACCTAAAACATCGGTAATATGTTTAACTAACATATCAGGATCGATGTGGTCCATAACTGGTAGACGATCACTTAACGGTGCAATCATTTCCATGGTTCTCATAATAGCTTGTACATCACCTGAACGTTGAGAACGTGCTAGTGGTGATACATATTCAATATCAATTGTTTGACCTTGTAATTGTTTTGGTGGCTCAGGTAACATTTTTGATCTAACTAAAATATTAAATGAACGATCAATTAATGGTTTTAACATCTCAGCTTGTAAACGGCCCAGGACAGGTGCTAGCATCCGCATTTTCTCTTCGTTACGTTGCATAACTTCGGTAGCTGTCATTCTTTGGCTTTGCTCAGATATTAATTGGTCAATAAAATATGTTTGTTGAATAGCAGCTCTACGTTGCTCTTCAAGATTTAAACCTACTGGTGTGTTGGCTCCAATGTTTAATGGTTCAATACGATCACGACTACCTGAACGATAAAAATTTAATCCACCTGGTTGTGTGCGCACAGGTAAGACAAAACTATCATCAGGCACGAGTAGAGGTGGATCTACCATTTTCTGTGCTGCTTTGATCGTAGTCTCAGACATTTTGTTAAGCATCTTAATATCAGGCAATGCTGACATTGATGGTGAACGACCATAAGTTTCACTAGATGATTTTAACCAACGTGGCACCACATAAGGAAACTCATTGTAACCTGAGATTGATATTATTTCATTGTCCTCTTTATCATAATAGATTGATGTAAATGGCATTGACAAATTATCCATTTTATATGGATTAGTTTTGTCATTAGGTTTTACACAATGATAAAGGGTAACTTCTTCATAAGGATGTTCTTTAGCGGTCTTTAATATTCTTTTGGGTAGTTTATCACCAAACTTTGCAAACGCAGCTCTGGCCGACATTTTAAATTCACGGTGAATAGTATCAACTATACCTTTATGATTTTCTGCTGCATAAACTTCTTTGATGTGCCTGGTGCTAAATCTTAAAATATTTTCATCATCAGGTTCAATTAACATGCAAGATGTACCGAAAGCCACGAGGTCTGTATAAACTTCGTGGATCTCTTGTTGGAAATTTGATCTTGCAAATGCGGTGTACATAGTACGAGTTGCAGACTCTAACCATTCCTGGGATTCTTCATCAGTGCTATAAGATTCATCTTTAAATCTCATACTAAACCATGGTGATGCTGAGTTTGTCAGCATGCCATGGAGTGATGAAGCTAACAATTCAAGTGCGTGAAGAGCTGTACCATCATAAATAAATTCTGTTCGTTTATCTCCCTTGCTTCTTGATTTGGTAACATCGGCTCTACGAGGTAAACAATAGTCAGCTACTTCTTGCCAGTGACTTTCCCAGTTAGACCTAGTAGTTTTTAATTTTTCAAATTGTGCTTTTAGTTCGTTAGCTTTCATATTTTACCCATCAAAGTTTTTTTATCTTGCCGCATAGCGTTTAAGCCATACAGATTATTCATTTCAGTAAAAACCTTGCCTTTTTTTTGCAAGGGTTTCATACTTTTAGTCATGTCGGTTGCAGCTGCAAATTTAATTGGTGCATTAAGAACGGTTGGTGAGTTGTACATTTAACCAAGTAATGTTGGTTTATAAACAACAGGATCACCAAGGACACCTTTAGGAGCTGTTTTAATTAATGGTTTACGACCTTTTTTCTTATTAGCTATAGCTTCTTCATTACCAACAGAAGTAATCTCAGCAGAAGCTCCAGCATCTGTATCAGCGTTAGCCGCATTAACTCTACCTAGTTCAGCTTTGTTAGCGGCAACTTTATCAGCAGCAGCTTTATCAGCAGCTATCTTATCAGCAGCAGCCTTATCAGCAGCAGCTTTCTCGGCAACTATTTTATCAGCGGCAGCTTTGTCTGCGGCCTTTTTAGCAGCGGCAGCATCTGATGCAACTTTAGCAGCAGCAGCTTTGTCAGCAGCAGCTTTGTCT